GTGGAAGAAAAAGGTGGAGATTTTAAAGTTGGTAAAATTGAAATAAAAAAGAGTAAGGATGGAAATTATTTTATCATCTATTTATATCTTATATTTGAATTACAAATAGTTGATGATGAAGTAGTTCCTTATTATTCATTAGTAGAACTAAGAAATGATAGTAAAAGTAGTTTTACATTCAAAGCAGAAGTAAATAAAACCGCAATACCACAAGATAAAGTATTTTAATATGAACATTAAGAAATTAATTTTTGAAGCATTAGACAAATCAAGCACAGACATTTCTATTGAAGATGGTGTTTTTGACATCACTAAACAAGAACACATTGAAATCTTGAGAAGCAATCTGCTAGAAGTAGGCATGTCAGTAGAAACTGTAACTGATTATCTAAACAATGTTGTAGAAGGAAAATATCCAGCACGTCAAGCATACAACAAAAATGGTATACTTGTAACCTTTCCAACACCAGAATATAAACAAAAAGCAATTGCAAAGGGAACTCACTTTGATAAAAATCCAAACAAACGTGACGCAAATGTTTTTACAGATGAACCAACAGATCAAGAAAAACCAAGCGTAGAACCTGAACAAAAACCAAAAGATGATGAAGATCCAGACACTAGAACTCCTGAAGAAAAACAAGCTGATGCAGTTGATATTGAAAAAATTTTAAGAACAGAGTATACCCTTGAAGAAGCCAAATCATATGGTTTTTATCAAAAGAAGAATACATGGTATGACTCTGATGGCAACGTAGTGGGCAAATTATGGTACGTAGACGGTAAAAAACTAATAATTAAATGAAAAAACAATTACTTTGCACATTCACTACGTCCAGTGAATATTTAAATTGCGTAGATTTGATAAAACAGAACTACATTATTCTAAATGAAAAAATATTTATATTCAGTAATACAAAAAATCCAAAAGAATTGTATCTGACTTATAATGTTGAACTTACAGATGATAAATTCAACAAATTGCCAAATACAATAAGTGTACATAGAAAAAAACAAACCAACACAATTTATACATTGAATGCAATGAATAAGTTGATCACAGAAGAAAACAATGGTGTTTTTGACAAAACCTTTCAGTTAAGTTGGGAAATGTACCAAAACTCAATTATTTTAACTGGAGATGTGTCCGTCAGAATTATTCCTGTCAAAATTTTCAATATAATTAGTTGAACTTTTTAAAATTCCATGCCATAGTTATGTAGTGTTATGAACAAGTGATTCGTGTGAGTCACTCAATAAGTTACAAAACTTATTAATTAACACTTAAAAATTAACTATTAAATAATTACCGATTATGGCATTAGACCTAAGTAAGCTAAAGAGTCGTTTGAATTCACTTTCAAACACAAACAACAAAACTCAACTAATCTGGAAACCAAAGCCAGGCAAACAAGTTGTACGTATTGTTCCCTACAAGTATCAAACAGATAATCCTTTTATTGAATTGAAGTTCCATTATAATATCAATAACAAGACTTATCTATCTCCTGACAGTTTTAACCGTCCAGATCCAATTGTTGAATGGTCAAATCGTATGAAGAAGACCGGCAATAAGGAAGATTGGCAGTTGGGACGTAAGATGGAACCAAAGATGCGCACATACGCTCCAATCTTGGTTCGTGGTGAAGAAAGTGAAGGAATCAAGTTCTGGGGATTTGGTAAGAATGTCTATCAAGAAATTCTATCAATCATCAATGATCCTGATTACGGTGATATCACAGATCCAGTAAATGGCCGTGACATTGTTGTAGAATTCCGTACCGCAGAAGATTCTGGTAAGTCATTTCCAGAAACTACTATCCGTGTCAAACCAAACGCAACTATTGCAATTGACGTATCTCAAAAAGAGATTCTTGCTCAACAAGTGAACATTTTGGATCTATTTCCTGAATATTCATATGATGAACTAAAGTCTGTAATGGACGCTTGGTTGAATCCTGAAACTCAGACCACAGAAGGTACTGTTAATACTATTGTTGAAGATGACGCTCCGTTTACAACATCTCCAACTCCATCTCCAAGTGCAGGTAAAACTGCTACTGCCTCACCAAGTGCAAAGGCATCCAAAGCAAATACAGATGATGTAACTGCTGCTTTTGATAACTTGTTCAACAGTTAAAATCAATTGTTAGTAATGGGGTGGTAGTATCTATTACTGCCACCCCTATTTTAGTTATATAAATTTATGAAAAAGAAAAATCAAGTTACACAAGATACTCCTCAAAGAGATGAGTTAGTTGAATTACTCGCAAATGAGTTAAACAAAGCAAACAAAGACGGTGGTAAAATTGCTTATTTTTTAGATGAACAGGAAAATCCAGCGGAAATTAGTGATTGGATTAGTACAGGTTCTTCTATTCTTGACCTAGCCATTAGTAATCGTCCTCACGGCGGATTACCTGTTGGTAAGATGATTGAATTCAATGGATTAGAAGGAACAGGAAAGAGTCTGTTATCTGCACACGTTGTTGCTGATACACAAAAGAAAGGTGGAATTGCAGTTGTTATTGACACTGAAAATTCTGCTGCTCCAGAATTCTGGAAAAGTCTTGGTGTAGATCTATCAAAACTTCTATATGTTCAATGTGAAACCGTTGAAGATATTTTTGAAAAGATGGAACAAATGATTGGAATTGTACGTAAGTCAAACAAAGATCGTATTCTTACAATTATTGTTGACTCTGTTGCTGCTGCATCAACAAAAGTAGAATTGGAAAGTGATCATGGTAAAGATGGTTATGCTACTGGTAAATCAATTATTATCAGTAAAGCAATGCGTAAGATTACTACTATGATTGGTCGTCAAAAAGTACTTACTGTATTTACTAACCAATTACGTCAGAATATAAATGCTATGGCATTTGGTGATAAGTATGTAGTATCAGGTGGTAAATCACTTGCTTATCATTGCAGTGTTCGTGTTCGTTTGAACAACACAGGTAAACTCAAGAAAGGTGAAGAAGTAATTGGCAATGAATGTAAAGCATTAGTTGTCAAAAATCGTATGGGTCCACCACAACGTCAAGCATCTTTTGATATTTACTTTGATAGTGGAATTGCAGATTATGGTTCTTGGATTAAGGTATTAAAAGAAAACAACTTGGTAAAACAAGGTGGAGCTTATTATACCTATAAAAAGGATGACGGTACTGAATGGAAGTTCCAGTCTAAGGACTTTGTATCAACAATGAAAAATGACAAAGTTTTGAATGAAGAAATTTATATGAAAATCTGTGATTCAGTCATTATGAAGTATAAAGATCCAAATAGTATCATTGTTGATGACGCAGTTATTGACACGGATGAAGATGTTGGTGTATCATCTGAGAATGAGTAATCTATCTGACAGTGAAAAAAAGAGGTTGTTTTCTTTATTTGACAACGTAAAACAAGAAGACAGAAGTGTAGGATTGAATAGATCTTCCAATTCTGAAGTTCTAATTGTTGATTTCATGAACACTTTTATTAGAGCGTTCATGGCCTCCCCCTCCCTCAATTCCAATGGTAACCATACTGGTGGAATTGCGGGATGTTTAAAAAGCATTGGTTATGCAGCTAAACTAATTAATCCTACAAAGATTGTAGTTGTGTCTGATGGTCAAGGGGGTTCACTGAAAAGACGGAAGATTTATCCTCAGTATAAAAGTGGTAGAAAGACTAAAATTAGGCTCAATAGAGCTTATGAAGATACTACTCCTGATACTGAAGATAAAAATCTAAAGAAACAGTTGTTAAGGACTGTTCAATATTTAGATAAATTGCCTGTAACAACTATGGCAATTGATCATATTGAAGCAGATGATACAATTGCATATTTGGCAACAGACTATTTTAAGAATAGTAATGTTACCATTATGAGTGCTGATAAAGATTTCTTACAATTAGCTGACGACAGAGTTAAAATCTGGAGTCCAACCAAAAAGAAATTGTATGGTTGTGCCGAAATTCTATTGGAATATGGCATTAGTTGTAAGAACTTTATCAACTATAGAATAATGGAAGGTGATACTAGTGACAATATTGATGGCATTTATGGTGCAGGATTAAAAACTATTATCAAGTGTTATCCTATTCTTACAGAAGATAAACAGTATACGTTACAGGAATTATATAATTATAGTGATAGTCATAAAGGTAAACTGAAGTTATATGATAGTGTATTAGAAAACAAAGACGTTATGCAACGTAATTATGATTTAATGCAGTTGCATGATACTCAAATTCAAACATTCTCGCAATTGAGAATCAATGAAATTATGGAAAAACCAATTTCTAAATTAGACAAATTTGGTTTTGGCAAATTGTTGGTAGAAGATTGTATGCAAAATAATTTTCCAAATAGTATGATATGGTTGAATGAAGTGTTTGGAAAAATCAATTCAATGGTTCTGTAAAAAATCTTGGTTTACAGAAAAAGTGTGGTATGGTTGGTATAGATAAATTATAAAAAATTATGTCAGAAAAAATTGTAGATAACCTAAAAAAATTCGGATCTGAATTCCAAATCAAATGTATTAGTGGTTTGGTGTCGGATAAAACATTTATTGAAAGAATCAGTGATATCTTGGAACCAGATAGTTTTGAGACTGATGCACATAAATTTATCGTTAAAGAAACGATTAGTTATTTTCTTCAATATAAAGATTTGCCAACCTTGGCAGTTTTTAAGGTTAAAGTAGATGGTATTGAAAATGATTTACTAAAACAGTCAGTTGTAGAACAACTTCGTTTAGTTTATCAAAAGATTAGTGATACTGATTTGAAATACATCAAAGAGCAGTTTCTTGAATTCTGTAAAAATCAGAAAATCAAGAATGCTATTATGGAAAGCGTTGATCATTTAAAGAGTGGTCAATATGATAAAATCAAACATGTAGTTGATATTGCGATGAAAGCAGGTATG